TCTTGCACCGTAAATCTGAGACCCGAATCCTAAAGCCTGTACCGTAGGGTCCTTCTCACCAGAATCTCTTCCAGTGCCTAGGTAAATCATATCTGCTGACCATTGAGTAGCGTCAGCCTTATATCCTCCATTTGGACCGAAGGCGGTCTGGAGTTTAATATAGGCGGGGTGGCTAAGACGAGTCTTAATCGCACCTAAAAATTTTCTAGCCATACCCTGAGTCTTAGAGACTATGATTACTCTTGAGTTAGGGTTGGTAACAATCTGATACAAGACGTAGTTAATTGTTATGGTTGTAGACTTGGCGTGTTCAGGGGGCACATTAATCAGAATACGATTTGTGGCTGCCTGTTCGTAAGTCATAGAAGGGTGTAGCCAAGATGGCTCACGACCCTCTATTAAATCTATCCAGTCAATATGATGAGGAAATAACTTAGTGTCTAGGAACTGCTCTGAGAATTCAGGGAAGGATATGTTCTTTAAATCCCCTAAGTCAGCGATAACTCCCTTACCTTGAAGGCGGGCTTTATCTGCTCTTTCTTTAAAGGCTGGGTCTTGCATCGACCATTGGCGGAAGGTAACATCGTTACGTCCGACTGAAGCCATCGCGGCTGTGATGGTAGAACCTTGACCTAATTGTATTAAAACTTTTTCTTGGGCCTCGCCCTTTGGTATATTTTGTATCCCTGGCTTGCGTCCCATTTACGTCCCTAATATCGGTGATATAACGCTAGGTATTAAACGGCATAATTGTGGCCGTCTCCTACTTCGTAGGTTAAATATTTATATATTATATTCAACGAACGAGGAGCCAAAACGACGAGTTCGTTTGAACTCTGTAGTTTTAACTACTATATAAGATAACCTGTTCGAAGGGCTAAAACCGAACAATCAGATTGAATATATTTTTATTTATGTCCTATTTGTGGCACTTTGTGCCTATATAGCGGGGGATATAACAGCAATTTTTGTTGGAAGAGTACAGTATAGTATTGCGCCTCCATTAAAAGACTCAGGGTCAAACCTGACATATTAGGACATACATAGACATATGACGACATAAGATGACATATATATACACCCGTTAGGGGTGGGAATAGATAAGAGATTTCTCAGGGGGTAAACAATAATTAAACTTATGTTGTGCGACTATCCCCCCCGCACTTATTCCCCCCTCCTTCTTGCATTCAATCCCGTGTTGTAAATGCATTCCACAGAGGGCGAGCCGTCTCACATATTGAGACAATCCTCTCAGGTAATCCTCAGGTAATCGTTATCAAATCGTTATCAAAATATGCCAATAATCGCTTGACACCTTCCCCGCCCCGTGTCATATTTCATTCACTAGCCCAAGCAACTACGCAAGGGCAGGACAGGAGCACTAAATGACAAAGAAATACACAGGCGCAATCGGTGGTAATGGTTTCAAAGAAATCAATTACTACGCAGTTGAGCAAATAACTAACTCAAATATCCCATTAAAGGCATTGGCAGTTAAAGCCAATCAAATGGGACGCACAATCAATACATTAACTAAAATCCTTCAAACTATGCCAGCAGAACTTTTTGAAATAATTGGCGCAGATATTATTAAAGCGGCAGAAATGCTAAATGATGCAAGCGGAGCAATCGCAATCGCCCACGATAAGAAAGCGGGGTTTTAATAATGGCATATGACCCTGAAGACCAATCTCATCACCTTGTGATGGATTTGGTAGACCATATGCAAAACTTTACGGAGTTTGACAATGTGGTGAGCCTACTAATTGAATGGGGTTTGATAGAGGCAGATATCGGCGCACAAGCCCCCACAATGTGGGAAGAGGCGCAAGACTAGAAACACCGCCCCCCGCCCGCTAACGACGGCGACGGCTCAAGACCGACAGGGGGCACGCAACTACCTAGGCGGGAAATACTCGCTCAGGATTTGCAAGAATGGCGGGAGAAAATGACACGCAAAGACTTTGAACTTATTGCGGAGGCAATAAGGGAAATGGAAGACGCTTACACGGGCGACGATTGGACAATCAACGGCGCAAGGTCTCCATTCGCTAGTAAATTAGCGGATAAGTTGGAAACCACTAACCCACGCTTTAATCGTGAACTATTCTTGAAGGCTTGTGGGGTGTAATAATGGAAAGAGAAATAACTAGGGAATACATAGAGGAAGAGGCGTCATATTTGCACTCTAAGATTATGGAAAATCTCAACAATGCAGAAAGCCGACAATTCTACAATGGACAAATTGAGTTATTGGCTAAGGTTATGAGAGATTTCAACTTAGGAAAAGTGATTATCGGCGGTAAAATAGGAAACTAAGAACACCGCCCCGCCTCCTTAACCAGAGGGCACAGGCTCAAGACCTGAGCGGGGCACAAGGTAAGACGGGAGATACCCGCCAAGCCTTAAGGAAAGACGGGAGACAATGAAGACCAAGCAGGTATCAATGGGGCAATTTTTCCAAGATACACCCTTGCCAAAGGGCGCGAGCCTATGGGGTAACAATGGTGAGTTGCTTTACTACGACATCAACGGAAAGTTAAAAGATAGTTTAGGCAGATATGGATACAACACCCATTTCACAGGGGCTTATGTTTGCTATATGTGCGGACATCTGTGCGAGTGTTCAGAATGAAAGAGGAGGTGAAATAAATGATTGAATATTTAGAAAACTTGTTGACAATAGAGTTAGGCGAATATGGATTTATGCTTAGCACTGCTTGGCTTTATGTCTCAATTTCTTGGGAGTTGCTAATTCTTGCCGTGCTAGTAATCGCAGGGCGCAAGGCTTGGAAGAAATGGCGGGATAGATAACGAAATTGTTATAAGAAACAAAGCCCTAACCCTTGACGGGGGCGCGGTGAGCAAGACACCATAGGGCACGGGGTAAGGCGGAAGATTTCCGCAAACCTTAAGACCATTTTGACGGGAGAAAATTAAAATGGAAATACTGGTAATTATATTTATCGCTATCTTTGCGGGCTTGTGTGCGTTTGACTTATGACAAACGACAAAGTAAAGGGCGCAGAGTTATTGGCTACGCTTGAGAAAATCAAGGGCGGAGAAACTTACGACATCTTTAATCTGTTGCCTGATATTGCAGGCGGTAGCGTGTGGTTAGATGAAATCAAGGACACCGCAATGTATGTGCAAGGTTATATTAACGCCGACGAAGATTACGACATAGACGACCTTAGAGATTACGGGCGGGAATATGCTAACGGGCAATGCGAAACTTATTACAAAAACATAAACGACGAGGTGCAAGCCTTGAGTTTATGGGCTAGCAATGAGATTGATGAGGAAGTAGCAATGTTAAATGAAGGTAGAAATTACCCAAGTTTAACAGATTTGAACTCTCAATATCTATTCGTGGCAAAGCGTATGGTATGGGACGCAGTAGTAGACCAAGCCTTTCAACATACAACACAAGATGAATTAGTGGAGGCATAAATGAAATCTCCAAATTATTATCGCACACGCACAATAGTGCGGGCGTTGTTTGTATTTGGTATTCTCGTTGCCTTCTATCTAATCTCTACCCGTATTTGGTGGACGGGCACGGGATTTTGTTTTAATACTATTGAGATTTGTGGGGTGTGATATGTGTGGCGATTGCTTACAAGATATAAAGATTTGTGGGTGTGATAAATGAACGATTACACCATAACTCTAGTTTATGATTTGTTCAATATCACCACAGTTATATATGCTGATGATGAGGAACAAGCCAAGCGATATGCTTTACAAAAATTAAACCAAGATTGTGGGCTACCGCTAGGCGAACCAATGGAATACCAATTAGAATTAGAAGGGAGTTTTAATTAATGAGTGAGATGTCCATAAGTTGGGGAGAGTTAGCACAATTGACCCATAAAACGCAGGTAGAACAGTTTAACTTTTGTTCTTGTGAAGAGCAAGAATACTTTCCTTACACAGATTGTCCAAAGGAGGCATAAATGTTAGATGAAGATACACCAGAATGGGAACACACAATAACCGCAATGGTTAAACTACGACAACGCAACAGAGCCACCGACGCAGATGAAGGTTGGGAACTTGCAAAGGACGACGAAGAGAGTTGGTATGTTGTCTCGATTGATTGGGATAACCTTGCTAATTCAGACACAATAAGAATAAAATAAACCAATAAAGACAGGAGAAATAATGAACGCAACACAAGAAATAAAAGTAATAAATAAAAATCACGAAGAGACAAGTTGGAAAAGATATATCACTTTCAATTATGATGATACAGAATATAAAGTCTTGTTGTTTTGGGACGAGTTCAACGGGTATGAATTGTATTGGAGAAACAATGAAACCGAATTGTTGAACAGTCTTAAATCACCACAATGGGCACTTGAATGGGACGAAGACGCAAACAATGGCTCAAGTTTGGCGGCATATTTAGATGAACTTACCTTTCAGGGGGTGGAATAATGTATCAAGGCGAACTATCAGAACCACAACCACCAACCAAATGTTGTAATGCCCGTGCAATTTGGGACGATTGCGAAAAGCACTGGACGGAGGAAGGTAGCGGTTGTTATGCTACTTGTTGTGAGAAATGTGGCGTCCAAATAGAAACAGATTGTCAGGATAATGTATATTATCTTAGCGAACTTATATCATCAGCAAAAAAATTAGTTGAATTGACAGGAGGAAAAAATGATAATGTATCAAATTAGTGCAACAGTTGATAGCCAATGGTTTGATATCTTAGGGCAGATTACTAGGTATCAAGAAGGTTTTGTTTGGGGAGATGTTGAGGAGGTGAAACAATGAAAGAGATATGCCAATATTGTGGGTGGGAAGTTATTAAACCTGAATGGTATAACTACTACAATAAGAAACCATTATGCGACGATTGTAATATGGATATGCACTTAGAAAAAGAAAAAGAAATGGAGATTGCACAATGATTGGAACAAGTAGAGTAGTTAGAGTAGATAGTAATGGCGAAAGATTTCTTGGCGACCCACCTAACAATGTGGTTGTCTTGAGAAATGCTTTTGATGTTGTCTATGAAACCAAAGGAACAGAATGCGTAAGAGTATTCCTCCCAGAGGGCGTTGGTATTCCAGAGGATTGGGATACTTGGACAATGCAAGCCAAAGATGAGTGGCTATTTGAGAACCAAGATTATGTGAATTATAAATGGAAAGATATAGACAGGGGTGATATAGTCCAGATAATAGAACTTAGATGAGCATAACTTTATTCTTCCTCCTACTGCTTGTGCTCAGATATCATAGAAAATGGCTTACCTATTGGAGAAATTGGAGGACTAGATGAGTATAATTGCTGAGGTATTAATGCCACCTGAGTGGACAAAGAAAGCCTTATGTGCGGAGGTAGACCCTAATATATTCTTCCCTGAAATCGGGGAGAATGTATCTGTAGTCAAAAAAATATGTAAAGCCTGTGATGTTAGAAAAGAATGTTTAAAGTTTTCATTAGACAATGACGAAAGGTTTGGTATATGGGGCGGACTATCAGAAAAGAACAGACGGCAGTTAAGGGCACAGAAAAAACTAGGCTAAAGTTTAGGCTTATATTCCTAGTCTTACTAGTTACAGCCCTAACCTTATTCTCAATTAATAAGTTGGGCACACCCTTTAAATCCCCTATTCCAATACAGACCAAGGCTACAATGGAGCAGAAGAAGGCTAACAAAGCGTTGGCTAAGAGGATTGCTTGGGTTGGGTATGGTTGGAAAGATAAGGAGTGGGCGTGCCTTGATAAAATCTTTATTAAAGAAGCAAGGTATGACCATTTGGCAAAGAACAAATCTGGTTCAAGTGCATTTGGAATTGGTCAAAGACTTAAAGAAACTAGCACAGACCCTATGGTTCAAATCCTACACACTTATAAATATATTCAACACAGATATAAAACTCCGTGCTCTGCACAAAGGTGGCATAACCGACACAATTGGTATTAATGTTTGACTTAAGGGGTGAGCCAACCTTTGTTTGTATATGTGGTTCAAAGATGTGGAACTTAAAAGTAATGTGGGATATAGAGACAAGGCAAGTGGGAATGTATTTGTTAGACCAAATATGCACTGAGTGCGGGGCGGTGGCTACTGCACCAACAGAGATAGACGCGTGTGATTAATGCCGACCTATGAATATAAATGTAATGTATGTGGAGGACAGCAAGAGTTAAGCAAAGCCCACGATGATGAAACAATACCTGTATGTTGTAATGAAAGTATGACTAGATTATGGTCTGCTATTCCTACCATCTTTAAGACTGGTGGATTTTATTCTACAGGTGGCTGAGCCTCTGGTAAATCTTCATCACGATAAGGTTTGAACCCACCAATCTTATTAATTAATTTCTTTATTGCACGCTTGTTTCTCATACGAGCAGTGTCTTCACTAGGTAATTTCATTTCATCTGCAATCCCTTGGAAGTCCATACTCTCACAGTAACGCAGGAACAATAACTTCCTATCCTCTTTGTTTAACTTCCAAAATCCAGCGTCAATCTCAATCATCATAGCCATCATATTGCCACCTTCAGAGGGTGCAGAAGGGCGAGCAGTGCCACCGAGATTTAATTTATGTGCAAGATTAATCTCACCTCTTAAGACAGAGGGCAACAAGGCTTCAATCATATCTGCTTGGTAAAAGAATAGGTCAGAGGTTTCATATCCACCTGTCTTTGCTTTCCAAGCCTGACAATAATCTAATGCCTGATTGCGAAGTGAACGATAGATTAAATTCTTTGCGTCTTTCTCACCTATTGCTTCCCAAGTATCTATTTTATTTGGGTGTTCAACAAACCACTGATACAGATTTTGTCTTATATCTTTTATCTCAATCTTAAATTTAAGTTGATATTCAGAGGCAACGGAGTCTACTATGTAGTCCCACTTTTTTATTCTATCCCACTCAATCACGTCAGTTTTATACCCGATTCTAATGGAAGAAATGTAACTAACTTAGTTGTCTTTGATTTGTTTTGAAACTCAGTTGTAGTAGGTAGCCACTTGTCAACCCATTCTAAATCTTTAACTACCGAGTTGAGAGGGAAAGCCCACACACCAAGAGGTGTAGAGTTTATATACCAAGGTTGATAGCCTAGAATTTCTGCAGTTATAACTAGGAAGTCAAACTTTTTTCTTTCTAATAACAGAGTATCGTAATGGGTAAGCCTAGACTTAAGTTCAATAAACATTTTGAATTCATTACTAACACAATCAAATCCATCATATTCATTAGAAGACTTTTCTAAATCAGAATAGTGTCCAACTTTTAGCCAATCAAATAACTCTTGTTCCTTCACTCAGTATCCCACTTATTTCTTAAGACTAGTAGGGCTATGATTGAGTAGTTTGCCATATCTTTAAAGGAGTCTTCAAGCGATTCATATTGTGGTGTTGCGCCTTTGTCGACAAGGTTATTAATGCGAGCAAGTTTGTCGTGCATACGCACTCGTAATCCATTGAGAGGTCCACCTGGTGAGTCCGAGATATTCTTCGGACCATAATCAAGATGTTTCTTGATAAGTAATTCTTTGAGTTCATCAAATGTTTCGCTTACTGCTTTCTCGAAATCGGGGTTAATATTAAGGACCATATTTTTTACTCACCATTCTCTTTGTTGCCTTCAGTTAGTAATTGCTGAAGTGATTCGTCAAAATTCTGTAGAGAAGATTTGACTATCATATCCTCAATCAACGTGTCAATTAAGTCATAACCATTTTCTGCTGCAAAAAGTGTAACATAGGTAGATTGTGCTATATGTCTTATTTGTTCCGTGTTGTCCGAATTATCATAAAGAAATCTAAGTAGGGAACCAAGCATTAATCTATACCCATTAGGAAGAATTAGATAAGGGTCAAACTCATCTTCATCTTCTAGGGTATGGTCTATTAAATCAAATGAATTTTCAAACTCTTCACCGCACTCGTGGCACTTGTGATATTCGGGGTCAATCGGCTCTTTCACTCAAGTCCAGCCTTCTCCCTTATATAACCTACTCCAAATTTAACGTAGGCTGAGTTGACATCTTCTCCTTCTGGCAATTGCACAATAGTAACGGGGAGTTCCCTAGCCAATGAGCGTGCGAACTCCGTGCCTGGTTGGTCTCCATCGGCAAAGACAAATATTCTTTCAAAGTCCGCGAGTAAACGAGTGTAATGTTTCTTCCAACTATTAGCCCCAGGAACACCGACACAAGGGATACCAACACAAGCAGAGAGAGTAATAGTATCAAGTTCACCTTCGCACACTCCTATGTAATTGTTTGCTTTATCTATATCTAATACGTTATACATTTTAGTATCTGCACCAGTCATACCCATATACTTAGGTTCAACAGCAGGATTAAGAGAGCGAAAACGCAAATCGACAACACCAGTCTTGGTAATATACGGTATGGATAGTCGTCCTTGGAATGCTTCGTGTCCAATTTCAGGCTCCGCGACTACGCCTAATTGTGCCAGACGTGCCACTTCCAACGGAATACCTCTGCTTCTTAGGTAATCTTCCGCCAGATAAATGTTTTCCGCGTATCGTGTTGTCGCCTTGTCCAGTAATTCCTTCTGCGATGCGCTCTGCTTCACGTATGTTTACTCCTTCTTGTTGGCTTATGATTTGTAAACTGTTACCTTGCACTCCGCAGGCGAAACAGAAGAATATGTTATTGTCAAGATTCGCAGTTCCCGACTGGTGTGTATCGGAGTGGAATGGGCACTTGAGATTAACTTGCCCGTGAGTTTGTCGTACACTTGCTCCGTAGTGCAAAAGGATTTCTCTAATGCTTGGTAGGTCATTGTCATTTCTTCTCACCATAACCTGCCTCCTTTAAAAGATTAACTACATCTTCTAGTCTTAAGACTACAACCCAATCCTTGACTTTCTCTTCACCTTGACCGTTAAGTCTTAAACAAACTAAACCAAGTATGCCAGTCTTAGCCCGTTCTTTTAGTTGTTTAATGGCACTAGAGGGATTAAACCCAGTTCGTGCTTTCACTTCCCAGTCTATACCAACACACCCAGTTATGTCTGTGCCACTACGACCAGCACCAGTAGATTCTGCAAAAGGGAATCCATTAACTGCTAAGTATTCAGCCACTACTTTCTGACTGCGATACCCTCTATGTTTGCGAGACTGAGATGGCATTTTTATCTTTCTTTAAAATATTAATAGCCAAGTCTAAACCCGTAACTAAACCATCTGACCATTCATCTTTTACTTCAATCTTTAAATTTTTTATTACTTCAATAACTTTATCTATTTCAGCCTTAGTTTCAAACATAACAAGTTGACGAATCTCTTGAGTCATATCGTCTTCTGTTTCTCTAAGCATAACTACTCCTTGAATAACCTAACTGGCACTCGCCAGCCTTCAATATATGAATCATACCATTCGTCAGTCATATAATCGGTAGGCACAATATGCCCATATATCTCAATCTCGGAGTAATAATCACTGTCTAGTACCTTAGCCCCAAATATATAATTGTTTACGTCCTTCTTCCAGAAAGGTATAGAAGTCTGGGTTCGTACAGACCTAACCTCATAGTTCACCCCTACATCAGCCAGTGATTTACGCTGGGGATGCAGTTGATTTGGATACCAAGGCACGTTCCAAGACTGGTTATATTGCTTGGCTACTGCCCACTCACATACATTTGCTCTTACATTTGAGAGTAATTCGTGTTCTAGTTTTCCATTTGCCTTGCCCTGAGCGTAATTAGGTTTATCTATAGAACCAAACTTAGCGAGCCATCGTTCTGTTGCAAGCATTGTGCATATTCGCACTTCTTCTTGGCTCAGTCTTACTATCACTAGCCACCGTTCTCAGGTATATCACTCATAAACATAAACTCAGGATTAAAAGATAACCAACAATTTAAATTAGCATTGGCGTCAGCACGCCCGTATCTATTCTTTACAGGGGCAACAGCCATAGAAGTGCCAACAACTCCAAGAGTGCAGATAAGAGCAGGAAGTTGTGCCACTTTACCCTGAAGAGCCGAGCGAGGTTGACAAGGAGTGCCAAGTACAGCCTCAGAAGTATGATGCAAAATAATAATAGCGGCGTTAGTAGCACGAGCAAGATATTTTAACTCCTTCATAATAGCCCTCATAGAAGCAAACTCTTCGCCTCCATCAGTTGCAATATCCATAAGATTGTCCACAAAGATTGCTACAGGTGGGCAACCCCATAGTTCTTCAAAGGCTTGGACTTCTTCATCTATGTCTTGCAACGTAGGACTAGATTCAAATGACCAAACAATATGAGCACCCTTTGCTAATACGGCGCGAGTCCAACCTTGGTCAGTATTCATCAATTGTTCTACATCAGTTTGATTCTTACCTGAAATCATTGAGGCTAAACGCATAGCCATAGTGTGTGCATTGGTGTCAGCAGATATATATAAACTAGGCACCTTCATATTTAATGCTAAGGCTAGAGCAAGTGTTGACTTACCTACCCCAGGAGTTCCCGCAAGCATAGATACTTCGGCTCTGCGAAATATAATTTTGTTGCTTTCAAATGTTTTAAATACAGAAGGTAATGGTTCACCACCTATATCACGTCTACCTATGCTGCGAACTAAGGTTTTCATTTTTACCTTCATTAAAAGTAATTGGGTATTTTGGATATAGTTTTTTGAAACTGTAACTCATTTGTCTTGTTGACCAGTTATGTATACTGCATACAAACTTAAAATATAATTTCATTGTATCCCCAATAACATCATAATAAAAGCAAGCACTTGTTGTATTTCTAAATAAAATAACATTAACATTTCAATCATTTAAACTTCCTGTCTTAAGTTGGCAGAGGGATAATTTCCCGTTTAATACCCCTCTGCCAATTCTTATTGTAGTTCTTGTTGAACTAGTTTGCTGGCTTGCATTGGTCTGGTGTCCCCTGCGGGGTTGGACAAGCCCAAAACGCGTAAGGTTTCCCCGTTGTTTTGCTGGTTCCACTGCGATGAACCCGTGCTCCGTGTATACAGGTCGGAGTTGACAGACCTGCCGTAGCGGATGGAGCCGATTGCGGGGCGGTTGTTGAGGTAGGCATTTGCATTGTGCCTGCTGTTGAACCAGTGGTCCCCAAAGGGGCTGTAGTGTAAGCACCTTGAATTAACTTTCCTGTTGCTGCTATCTGAGTAGAGTAATCACTCACACCCTCAAGCATCACAGATAATTCTTCGGCTGTTTTTGCACGTATATTAATCAAGTCCCCTGCTGGAGTTTTATAAGAGACTTGTAGTTTCCAGTCTTCCATTGCCATTTATTTTTCCTTCGTGAATTGGCAGTGTTCTGTGAGTCCACAGTAACTGCACGATTGTAGGTTCGGTAGAAATATACCAGCCTTACGAGCCTTATCAAAGCCTGACACGAAATATTCTAATGTGTCTAAGGTATATCTACTAAGGTCAATCATTTCCCCTGTCCCTGACTCACGAGACATCCAGTAATTACCTAGATTGACTTTAACGCCAAGCATCTCTTCTACACCGACTTTATAAAAGCCTAATTGTAAATCAGATATTGGCTTGCGAGAGGATGTTTTGAGGTCGACAATCACAAGTTGTCCGTTAACTTCAAATATCCTATCAATAAACATCTTCACTTGAACATCAGCGATGATGGGATTTAATTCCAACTCAATAGCCCGAACACCTTGAGGGGTAGTCCAGATTTTCCAGTCTTTATTATTTTTGCGCCAAGAGATGTAGTTATCTACCCACTTGGAACCCTGTGTATTCCACCAAACAGCATCTTCTTTATTTGGATTTGCAATCGTTGAACGACCAGCAACACGAGCAATTGAGAAATCTAATCCTTCAGTTTCTTTAGCCCAAGCCTTGTCCCATAAATCATTCATTTTCTAGGTCATACAATTCTGTTGCATAGTGAAAGGCTCTGCCACCAGCAGACCATACTGAAGGCTCTTCTTCTAACTTAAGTAATCTTCCTAAGTAATACTGATAACCACAAGTCAGATAAGTTGTAAATGCTGAATAGGATATATGTGCGGGTAGTTCATATCCATCAAGTTTAATCATACTTTCTCCTGTCTTAATTAGATTAGATGATTCTCCTACGGAGGACAGGAGAGTACTCGACACAAAAGAATCATCTAATATTTATTTAGTTATATATCTTATTACCCTGTCGGGTAACCAGATTTAGGAAAGCCCCCCCACCCCCCATAAAAAAATTATGGTTGGTAGAGAAGACATAACCCTGTCGGTGTAACCGTCATTGAGGTTTCGCCCCCACCATTGCTGGTAGATGTATCTTAACACAGGGCACTGACATAGAAGGTAGGCAGACACGCTAATTAAAAACATAATTTAGGGCGACAAAAGACCCTACGGAGGTCTATAATATATACAACAGGGAGAGATATATGAGACTTAAAATACGTAATCCGTTCTACTTTACTGAAAGTAAGATAGCAGTAGTCCAGTGTGCTCGCTGTAGTAGGCAATACGGGGTGACCATTCCTAACCTAAGGGCAGTCAATTATTGTAGTCAATGTAAATGACAAAAGACCCCCTTCCTAGTATCTCTACTAAGTTGGGGGTTATTTGTGTCTTTAAAGGGTATTTAAAGCCCGATTAAGGGTATGTAATTACTCGCTTCCGCGACCAAACTCTGGTGCTGATGAGTCTAACCATTTTAATACAGGTCCTGCAAGACCTGCTAATGCTGCTGCTCCTAATTGCTTAGGGTCAGTAATTCCGCTTACATATAATGCAACGGCTGCTGCTGCTGCTGCACGGAACCAAGATAATACAACTTGCTTGAACTGTGGGTTCATTTATTGCTCCTTTACTTATCTCCCTTATGGACCTTGCAACAGGTACATACTGGAAGTTTGTATGCTTTCTTTGCTGGCGCTGTACCAAATGAAGCAATCAAAGTGTTAATTGCTTTAGGTTGATTCATCCACCAGAACCAAGGTGATGTGTCATTTGCTGACCCATCATTTATTGATATATGAAGATGTTTATTATGTTGATTACTGCCAGTATAGGTACGGTTACCTTCACTTGCTTTTTCTTTAGACCAGATTTTGCCTTGGAATATTAAGTATTTAACCCTTGCATCTTCTTTTAACTTTTCAAATATCTCAACACAATCAATACCATTTTTAGGGTCGTGAGTTAAATCAACTGCGTACCCTGTGTTATGGTCAGAGGTTGGGCTAGATTTTAGATGAGCAGCAGAAGGTAGTAAACCATCTGATAGTTTTTTTCTTAATGGTTTAATTGCTGTTGCTTGACGTAACACCGCTATTGCAGCAGGCTTGGCTTTCTTTACTAGTTTACTCATTGTCGTCCTTTGGGTTTCTTAGTCGGTAAGTAATTGCCCAAGCAATTAGTGTTCCAATAATTGCATAGCCAACTACTGTCTTTGCTGAACCATCAAGTACAACCCAAGCAATAAACATACCTAGTACTGTCCATAATTGTTCAATCATATCTCTTAATATTTTCAAGGTTTTCTCCTTCTTGTTGACTTGGGTTTATCGTTACCAGCCATAGGTCCACCAGCAGGGGAACTTGGAGTTGGAATTCTAGTTGCCGTACCTGCTGCCATACCTGCTGCATTTATAGCAGCCTGACTAGCAATAACAGATGCAACAATAATTTCTTCTGACTCTTCTCGTTCTTCATCGGACATATCAGCACCTATATTTGCTACGGCTGTTAAGACTTGTCCTGGGTCATCAAAGATTGCACTTACTAATTCAGCAGGTGAATCAAATACTTGTAATGCAACAGCAACTTCGGCAGTAATTACAACTGCGTTACCATTGTCATCAGTACGAACCTCTACTTGAGTTTGTGCTGGTAAATCTTCAAGAGTAAGACCTGCTTCTGCTATAGCCTCAGCAGTAATGGCTTCACCATCTGCTGCTTCAATGATTGCTTCTACTGCTGCTTCTACTTCTTCAGGTGTAGACTGCTCAGTAACTACAGGAGGGGCTACTTCTACGGGTACAGGTGGTTCCTCTACAGGTGCAGGAGGTGCTTCTTCTATAGGTATAGGAGGTTCTTCTACCACAGCAGGAGGTGCTTCAGGCTCTGTAGGAGGCTCTGGAGCCTCTATAACAGGTTCTTCTACAACTGGTGTAGGTGGTTCTTCAACAGGAGCAGGAGGCTCAGGTACAGGCTCAGGTCCTACTGGTTGGTAATCAATAATTATAGGTGGTGCTACAGGTGCAGGTTCAGGAGAAGGTAATGGCTCTGGTTCTGGCACAGGTGCTGGTTCTGGCACAGGTGCAACATCAATTAAATTACTACTTAAAGTATAAGTACCGACAGGTCTTTGTCCTGCAACTATATAATCATATGATGTAGCACGGATAGTATAACTACCTGTATCTAATGTACCTGTAAGTTTAGATGCATAGTAATTAGTTTGAGGATTGTGGTTACTATCATCGTCTTGTCTAAGAACTACTTCGCCTTGGCGTAACTGTATCCAAGAATCTACCCAAGCAACTCGCTCTGTATTTATACCAGAGGGTGCGATTTCAAATCTAGGACCAGTAGTTGTTTCAATTACATATTCAGTAGG